CAAGTTAGTTGATACCATGCTGCAGTCGGGTGTGAAATTAGGAGTTTCGAGTCGCGGATCAGGTAATGTTGATGACGCGACCGGACGTGTCAGTGACTTTGAAATCGTCACTGTCGACATCGTGGCACAGCCATCAGCACCAAACGCTTATCCCCGAACAGTGTATGAAAGCCTCATGAACATGAGATACGGACATAGAATGTTTGATATGAGCAAGAATGCTGTGGGCGGTGACACACTTGCACAGAAACACTTGAAGAACGAGATTGTGAAGTTCATCAAGGATCTGAAGATTTAGGAGATCGTAATGCTAGACGCAATCAAACCATTGCTAGATAGCCAACTGATCAACGAGTCAACTGGTGAAGCCATCACAGAAGCATTTGAGGCCAAACTAAATGAAGCTCGTGAGCAGGTGCGTGCAGAACTCCGCGAGGAATTTGCACAACGCTATGAGCATGACAAGTCAGTTATGGTCGAAGCCCTAGATCGCATGGTAACCGAAGGCCTCAAAGCAGAAATGCAAGAGTTCCAGGAAGAGCGCCGTGGTCTCAATGAAGACCGTGTGCGTTTCCAAGTCAAGATGAAAGAATCAGCCGAGAAGTTCAACAACTTCATGGTTGGTAAACTTGCTGAGGAAATCAAGGAACTACGTTCGGACCGTCGCACTCACACCGAGAGCGTGGACCGTTTGGAAAAGTTTGTGATTGAAGCTTTGGCTCGTGAGATTACTGAATTTGCCCAGGACAAGCGTGACGTGGTCAACACCAAAGTCAAACTTGTGTCTGAAGCCAAGAAGCAACTCACAGCATTGAAACAGCAGTTTGTAAAAGAATCTGCTGCCAAGTTAGGTCAGCGTGTTGCTGAACATCTACGTTCTGAACTTACTCAGCTCAAAGAAGACGTTAAAATTGCTCGCGAGAACAATTTTGGTCGTCGTATCTTTGAAGCATATGTCACAGAGTTTGCAGGCACTCATCTCAATGAAAATGCCGAAGTACGCAAGCTCCGGGCTGTGATTGCTGACAAAGAACAGAAATTGGCCGAAGCCATTGAATCAACTCGTACTGCCAAAGTACTGGTTGAGAACAAGGAACGTGAAGTTCGTATGATCAAGGAATCCACAGAGCGTAGCCGCACTATGGAAGAATTGCTTTCTCCTCTCAATGAGGAAAAAGCAGAAATCATGCGTAACTTACTAGAAAGCGTGCAAACACCTCGTCTTCGCACTGCTTTTGAAAAGTATCTACCAGCAGTTCTTGAGAACGCCGCAAGGAAAGTGGCTGTTGCAAAACAGACCATTACCGAAAGCGTACACAAAGAAGTCACTGGTGATAAATCTGCCGTCAAACCCAAGTCTGATGACGCATCAAACGTCATTGAGCTCAAGAGACTGGCAGGGCTTTAATCTTACGACAAGAAACAGGAGAGAATCATGTCACAAGAACTGTTAGAAAGCCGTTGGGACGAGACCAAAGAAGCCCTACTAGAAGGACTCAATGGTTCCCGTCGCAGCACAATGGGTGTAGTTTTAGAAAACACTCGCAAGTACCTAAAAGAGTCATCTGCAGGTACCACAGTTAGCGGTAATATCGCTACACTGAATCGTGTGATCCTTCCAGTGATCCGCCGTGTTATGCCAACTGTTATTGCCAACGAACTCGTTGGTGTACAGCCCATGACTGGCCCCGTTGGTCAGATCCACACTCTGCGTGTTCGTTATGCACAAAGCATGACAGACACATCAGCAGCAGCAACCAGCGTTACAGCTGGCCAGGAAGCACTGAGCCCGTTCTTGATTGCAACAGCATACTCTGCTGGTGCAAGCACAAGCGCAACTCAGAGCACTTACACTGGTTCCAACACAGCAGCTTTAGAAGGCGACGGCGGTCGTAAGATTTCCGTTCAAATTCTCAAGCAGGCCGTTGAAGCCAAAACACGTAAGCTCCAGGCTCGTTGGACATTTGAAGCTGCACAAGACGCACAAGCAATGCACGGTATCGATGTTGAGGCCGAAA